AAAAGCAGATTTTACTGGCAGAGTTTATCTAAGAAATAATTACGATACCAATCAAATATATGATGATATTTCCGATCAATTTACAGGAATAGGAGCAACATTCACATTAACTGTTGGTGGAGCAAATACTACCGGAATTGGAAGTACTGGTGGTAATGGTATTCTGTTTATAAATGGCATTTTCCAAACGCCTTCAACACTCAATAATCCAGATAATAATTTTTCATTGAATGATGAAGGTACTGTAGGTGTAACAAGTGTTACTTTCAGTGGAATAACTTCTACGGATGGAACTAAATATTTGTCAAATATTGATTACAATGCAAATCAGTTGCCAAGAGGAGGAGTAATTGTTTCCTTAGGATCCTCTGGTGGACTTGGATATGCACCTCTAGTTGGTGCTGCTGTGAGTGCTGTAGTTGGTGCCGGTGGTTCTATAGCAGGATTTACCACAGCATTAACTGGTGGTTCTTTTGGGTCTGGATATAATGGAATAGTATCAATAGGTGTGAGTGTCCATGAAAGCGGGCATACTGGTGCTGCTGCAGTAGTATCGGCAACTGCTCTAGTTGGAGCCGGTGGAAGTTTATCTATTATCGTAGTTGGAGATGGGGGATCTGGATATTCTAACCCAGAAATTATTGTTTCAGAACCAACTTACGAAGGTCTTGAGATAGAGGGAGTTTCTAGATTGGGATTTGGCAATACTACAACAACAGGTGTTGGATTATTAGTTGATGTTGAGGTAGGTGCTGCAACAACCACTGGAATAGGATCGGATACATTTGAAGTTACAAACTTCAAGATAGCAAGACCAGGATATGCATTCAGACGTGGAGATATCATTAGACCTGTTGGTTTAGTCACCCATAGCACTCTTTCTTCAACAACTTCCGAGTTCTTATTAACTGTTGATGATGTATATAATGATTCAATTGGAGCATGGCAGTTTGGTGAATTTGATTACATTGATTCAATTAAAAATTTCCAAGATGGTGAAAGAACAAGATTCCCACTTTTCTACAACGATGAACTTATAAGTTTTGAAGCAGAAGCAGGAACTAGAGTTAATCTTGCTAATGCACTTTTAGTTGTTATTAATGGCATTATTCAAGATCCTGGAGTTGCATACTTCTTTGGTGGGGGAACCTCTTTTAGTTTTTCAATAGCTCCAAAGATAGAAGATAATATTGATATCTTCTTCTATAGAGGAACTAGGAATGATGATGATCGATTAATTACAAATATTACTCAAACTATCAAACGCGGTGATTTAGTTCAAGTTTACAAGAATAATGCTATCAAAGGAACAATAACACAAGATAAGAGAACAGTGTTTGACTTATCATTCTCAGATAAATTTGAAACAAATTTATATTCTGGAAATGGAATAGATCAAACAAACTTCAAACCACTTGCCTGGACAAAGCAAAAGGTTGATAAAGTTATCAATGGTGAAATTGTTTATAAGTCTAGAGATTCCATAGAGGCACAAGTTTTCCCAACTGCAAAAATTATTAATACCATTGAAAGCAGTGCCACTGAAATATTTGTTGAAGACGCAGACTTGTTCGATTATGATTCCGCCACGGACTTTAGTGGTCTTATTGTTGCTGGTTCTACGGATCCAGTCGCATCTGCACTTACAGCAACTGTTTCTACTGCCGGAACTATAACAGAATATACAATTGTTTCTGGTGGTAGTGGATATACTTCAATACCAACTATTTCAGTTATTGCTCCACCTGAAATTGGAGTCGGTGTTGGAACAACAGCAACTGCCACTGCCACAGTTTCTAACGGAACTGTTACATCAGTTCTGATTAATAATCCAGGACTTGGATATACTATTGCTCCACAAGTTCTTGTATCTTTACCAGGACCAACCTATGAAGAGGTGTCCAGTATTGATGTAATTCAAGGTTTCTCCGGAATTGTTACTGGAATCACAACTGTAAATGCTCAGGGAATTGGAACACTAGCAATTCAATTTAACTTACATAGGTCCGATTCTGCAAATTATACGGATCTTTCTGTAGGATATCCAATTTATATTTTTAATACGCAGGTTGGAACAGGTGTGACATCTATTGGAGTTAATTCCTTGTCAGTTGTTGGTGTGGGGACAACCTTCGTCGATAATATATACTTTATACAAGAACTGTCTTCTGTTGGTGCTGCTGGTTCTATCGTTTGTTATGTAGATTCTGGAACTTCAGTTGTTGGTATAGCAACAACATCCAACTCAGATAATCCTGTGGGTAGATTCTCATGGGGAAGACTCGCCGGAATTTCTAGAGCAACCTCTCCAGTTTCTATAGCAGTTACTGGAAATACAGTTGATGTTGGACTCACAACTTTCCCAACAATCCAGAGAAGAGGCACTGGATTAAGAGATGGAGGAGCACTTCCAAAATCTATATAATGACTATTCCCTTATAAATATCTAAAAAACTATTAATATGGCTGCGGTAGTAACAGATCAATTTAGAATATCAAATGCAAGTAATTTTGTAGACTCTGTAGCAAATACGAGTAATTCTTACTATGTGTTCCTGGGATTACCAAATCCTTCTAATCCAGTTTCTGGTTTTGGTAGAACCACTTCAGATTCTGAGTGGAATAGTAATACTCCAACGCCAACAGATAATTTACAATTTACCTCACATTTTAGAGATACTGCTTTATTTGGAAAAAAAGTAACAACATCTAATGTTAGAAGACTTATAAGAAAAGTTAGTTGGTCTGCTAATACTCGATATGACATGTATAGGCATGATTATAGTATTTCTAATCCTGCCCCAAACTCAAATTTAGCAAGATTGTATGATACAAATTATTATGTAATTAATAGTGATTTTAGAGTTTATGTATGTATTGGCAATGGATCATCCGGAGACAATCTAAAGGGAAATGTATCTAAGGATGAACCAACTTTTACAGATTTAGAACCAACTGCAGCCGGAACTAGTGGTGATGGATATGTTTGGAAATATCTTTTTTCAGTTGCTCCTAGTGACATTATAAAATTTGATTCTACTGATTATGTTGTTGTTCCCAATGATTGGGCAACCACAACAGATAGTCAAATTCAAAGTGTTAGAGAAGCAGGAGACTCTAGCGTAAACTTGAATCAAATTAAAAAGGTATATATTGCTAATGGCGGATCAAATTACACTTCTGGTATTGTATCAATTAATGGTGATGGAAGTGGTGCTAAAGTGTCGATTGAAGTAGATGCATCAGGAAAGATAACTTCTGCCGTTGTTACTGCTGGTGGAAGTGGATATACTTATGGAATAGTTGATTTAGGATCTCTTCAACCGTCTGGAACTTTAGCAGATCCCGCAAAATTAATACCGATCATTCCACCATCAAGAGGTCATGGTTATGATATCTATACGGAATTAGGTACAGATAAAATACTAATATATGCCAGATTTGATGATTCGAATAGAGACTTTCCAATTGATACCAAATTTACTCAAGTTGGAGTATTAAAAAATCCGCAACAATATTCATCTACTACAATATATACTGCCAACCAATATTCATCCTTATTTTCAGTAAGATTAAATTCAGTTACATCAACTCCAGTTGTAGGTGCAGCAATGTCGCAATCGGTAAGTGGAGGTGCTGCTAAAGGATATGTTGCATCATATGACGATGAAACTAAAGTATTAAAATATTTCCAAGATAGATCACTATACTTTGGAAATACAAAAGACCATGCTGACATTGATAATGTTAGTAGTAATAGTAAATTATTATCTTTTGAATCTTCAGGTAATAATATTTCCCCATTTACGGGATCAATTGATACTGGATTTTCTGGAATTAAAACAACCGTAAATTCTAAAGAAATTGATTTGGGAGTCAATTTTACAAATGGACTTGCAAATCCTGAGATAAATAAGAAGACAGGGGAAATCATTTACATTGATAATAGACCTCTTATTCAAAGAGATTCTCGCCAAAAAGAAGACGTTAAAATTATTCTGGAATTCTAAAGAAAAATGTCACAAAAAACAAACTTAAATATCAATCCATATTATGATGACTATGATTCTGAAAAGAATTTTTATAAAGTCTTATTTAAACCAGGATTTCCAGTTCAAGCGAGAGAATTAACTACCTTACAATCTCTTCTGCAAGGTCAGATAGAGTCTTTTGGTAGTCATATATTTAAGGAAGGATCTGTAGTTGTTCCAGGAAATATATCTTATGATAATCAATTCTATGCTGTAAAACTTAATGCAACTAGTGCCGGAATCGATGTCGCATTATATATTGAAAATTTTGTAGGCAAAAAAATAATTGGTCAAGAATCGGGCATTACTGCCAAAATTCAACATGTTGAATTTGCTGATGATAATAATTTTGAATTTTTGACAATTTACGTAAAATATCTAGATTCTGATAATAATTTTGAATTCACTCAGTTTCAAGATGGAGAATCATTATCTTGTGTAGATAATGTAACCTATGGAAATACAACTATTCCTGCCGAAACTGAATTTGCATCTTTAATTTCTTCGGATGCCACTGCAATTGGTTCTGCAGCATCCATTGGTAAAGGTATTTATTTTATTAGAGGATATTTTGTGAATGTTTCTCAGGAAACTATACTTTTAGATAATTATACAAATACTCCATCATATAGAGTTGGTTTAAAAATTGATGAATTACTCATTGGAGCAAAAGATGACGATTCATTATATGATAATGCAAAAGGATTTACAAATTTTGCTGCACCAGGTGCCGATAGATTTAAAATAAATTTGACTCTCACCAAAAAATTAATATCAGATGTTAATGACACAGATTTTGTTGAACTTTTAAGATTAAAAGATGGTAAGATTCAAAAAATTACCACAAAAACACAATATAATCAAATTCGTGATTATATGGCCGAAAGAACATATGATGAATCTGGTGATTATGCAGTAAAACCATTTGATCCATCGGTTCATAATTCATTAAATAATAGACTAGGGAATAACGGTCTTTTCTTCTCTAATGAGTTAACAGAACAAAGAAATACACCATCCGAAGATTTGATGTGTTTCAAGATATCTCCGGGAAAAGCATATGTAAGGGGATATGATGTAGAAAAAGTTGGAACCACAATAATTGATGTAGAAAAACCTAGAGATACGCAAAAAGAATCTAACGTGACTGTCCCATTTGAGATGGGAAATTTACTTAGAGTTAATAACGTTACTGGTGTTCCTCAAAACAAAGCAACAATTCAATTATTAAATAGAAAAACAGGTGATACAGAATCAGTAATAGGTGATGCTAGAGTATATACTTTCAATCTTACAGATGCTGCATATTCTGGAGTAGAAACAAAGTATGATTTGAGATTATATGATATTCAAACATATACCAAATTATCCCTCAATCAGAGCGTAGATGCCACTGATATGCCAGAGGGATCTTTTATTAAAGGTAAGAGTAGTGGTGCAAGTGGATTTCTTGTTGGTGCTGGTGGAGGAGCGTCTGTAGGTATTTTATTGAGACAAACTTCTGGTTCTTTTGCTAAAGGAGAGCAAATAACTATTAATGGAGTTGATTTCTCAAGAACAATTTCAGATTTTATTGAATATGGAACTCAAAATATTAAATCAGTAAAACAGGCAGCGGGTAGTGGTTTTCCTGCATTTACGGCAGATTCAGTTCTTGAAAAATTTGATATGCCCAATGGAATATCGCAAATATCAATTCCATTAGTCGGCAATTTGGGAAATACTGGTGTTACGACAGTCACAGTAACAGGAAAAGTATTCAGTGGAATAAGAACTGATACTCTTATTTCATACCAAAGACCGGGATTTAGCACGGAAACTGTTAATAGAGTTTCTTCTATCTCTGCGGATAAACTTTCAATAGAACTCAGTCCAGTTAATGCTGGTGCCGGAATCACTGGTGTTTATGATGGCAAGTTACCTTCTGGAAGTGGAAATCTTTTAGTTACACCACTTGCTCGTGGACCAATTATTGATAGTGAAAATGCACAGTTATTTTCACGATTGCCAGATATTAATATTTCTTCCGTAGATTTACTTAATTCAACATTTACAGTTGTCGATCAAATAACTGGAGAATCTACCGATTCTTCTGGCACATTGACATTTGATCTTTCAAGTATTTCTGGAATAACCAGTGCTTCTTTTGCAACTTTTGATCAGGAAAGATATGGAGTTCATTATTCTACCGGAATAGCAGGAACAATTACAAGTGATACTTTTGATTTAACAAATAATATTGTAACAATTAAAGGATTGAGAGCAAGTCAATCAAATGTTATTGTAAATACAACTCTTACTAAATTTGGAGTTCAAAGTAAGATTAAACAATATAATAGAAGTCAAACATTAAATATAACAAGATCAAAATATTCTGATTCCGGAGTTGGTATCAATACTTCCAACAATGATGGACTTAATTTTAATACTCAATATGGGTTGAGAGTTCAGGATGAAGAAATTTCTCTAAACTATCCAGATGTTGCAAAAGTTATAGTAATTTATGAATCTTTGGGAACAGGAAATCCTACTTTAGATAAATTTCAATTTACTTCAACCGCAAGTGTTCAGACGAATGCAATAATCGGAGAAAATGTAGTAGGAAATTCTAGTAATGCGATTGCTAGAGTTGTTTCATCTCCATCTGCAAATAATTTAGAATTGGTATATTTGTCCGATGATGTGTTTAGTGTTGGCGAAACAGTAACTTTCCAAGAATCGAGTATAATTACAGAAATAGAAACTATTACATTGGGAAGTTATAAGGATGTAACTCAATTATTTAAATTAAATAAAGGGCAGAAGGATGAATATTATGATTATTCTAGAATTGTTAGAAATAGAAATGTTCCAGAACCAACTCGTAGATTATTAGTAATCTTCGATTATTATTCTGTACCATCCGATGATACTGGAGATGCATTTACTGTATTAAGTTATGATGAAGAAAGATTTGCACAAGATATACCAACCATAGGTCGTTTTAGAACAAGAGCAACAGATACTTTAGATTTCCGCCCAAGAGTATCTGTATTTGATCCAACTACTGCAACAATTTCTCCGTTTGATTTTAGTTCTAGAAGTTTTGATTCCGTTCCAAAACTTTTAATGGCACCTGGAGAAGGATCTATTATAGGGTATGAGTATTATCTTCCTAGAATTGATAAATTATATATTGATAAATATGGAACTTTTATTGTTGAAAAAGGAATATCATCAAAGTATCCTAAAGCACCCACTAAAAATGATGCATTGTTAGAAATTGCTAGCATCAATCTTCCACCTTACTTATATGTTCCTCAAAATGCATCCATAAGTTTAATTGACAATAGAAGATTTACCATGAGAGATATTGGTAATATTGAAGATCGAGTTGAAAATTTAGAGAGAATAACTTCATTATCATTGCTAGAGTTAAATACTCAAACATTACAAATTAGAGATGCGGATGGAAAAAATAGATTTAAAAGTGGATTCTTTGTTGATGATTTTAAAAATTATTCTTTAATTGATAGACCATTATCTTCTATACAAATCAATCCAACAGCAGAAGAATTAATACCAATTATTAGTAGAAATTCTCTTAAATCACAAATTGCACAAATTGATGATATTATACCTCAAAGTTTAGATTTTACTAGTAATTTTGATTTATTAGATCCAAATGTTCAAAAGACTGGAGATTCAGTAACTTTAAAATATGATGAAATAGATTGGATTGAGCAACCAATAGCAACTACGGTAGAAAATGTCAATCCATTTAATGTTGTTGTATATACTGGAAACATTGAATTGAATCCATCAGTTGATACTTGGGTTAGAACTATTCAACTTCCAGATAGATCTATTAGTACTTCTACTAATAGATCTAGAACTCTTACACAAAATCTTACTAGTAATATAAATTTAAATCTAGGTACAGCATCGATTGATGGTCAGACAACTACTGTCGATAATTTGGGCAATATAGGAAGAAGAAATATTAATTTAAGAAGAAGAGACGTAACAACCACTAGGAGAAATCAAAATCTTAGTGCAAGTAGTTCAAGTTTTGATTCTAGTACAACTGTTGATACTATTAGTTTTGATGATATTAGTATTAGAAATGAACATATTTCATCTTCGGATGAAACATTCATGAGGTCTAGAAACACTGAATTTTTAATATCCAATCTCAAACCATCTACAAGATTTTATCAATTCCTTGATGGAAACAGTGGTGTTGATTTTATTCCGAAATTGATTGAAATTGCAAATAGTGAATCTTTAGCAACTTACGGAACTGCCAATGGTTCTTTTGTAATCGGAGAAACAGTAGTTGGATCTGCCATAGGTGCAGGTGGAGTTGGTCCGTCCATTTCATTTAGAGTTGCTACACCAAATCATAAATATGGAGAATTTAACAATCCATCATCAGTATTTAATGTAAACCCATATGTGACCTCAGAGTCCATACCCTCAACATATAGTCAATCCTCCAAGATTCTCAATGTGGATACTTCTTCTTTATCTGAAGAAGCGCAGGGATTATATTCTGGTTATATTATATTGGGAATGAGATTAGTTGGTCAAACTAGCGGTGCAATTGCATACGTAAAAGACACTAGATTGGTTTCCGATAACTATGGAGATTTGATAGGATCTTTCTTTATAAGAGATCCAAATGCACTACCAGTCCCTTCAGTTAGACTCCAGACTGGAACAAAGACATTTAAAGTTACTTCTAGTGCTTCAAATGATCCAGGTCTTCCTGGAAGCAATTCAGTTTCTTTTGCAGAGGCAAATTATAGTTCTACAGGTTCTTTAGAGCAGTGGCAAAATGAAGTTACTACTCGCACCGACAACCTTACAACTACTTCTGTAATAAATCTGCAAACAAATGCTTCTGCTTCTCTAACAATTTCGCAAGTAGATACTACAGTTACCGAAACTTATGGGGATCCATTAGCTCAGACATTTATTGTTGGGGGGAATGTAGAGGCACCTTCAGATATTGATACTAGTGATGATATAAATGGAGCATTCTTAACTGCTGTTGATATTTTCTTTGCCAAAATAGACGAAGGAAACGCCCCGGTTAAAGTTCAAATTAGAACTACAGAATTGGGATTCCCAACTAGAACTGTTTTGGGAAAAACTGTCACCCTAAGACCTACAACTGTCGATTCTAGTGGCAATACTGTAAAAAATATTCAAACATCAGATACTGGAGATGTTGCAACAAAAGTTATTTTCCCAGAACCAATTTTCTTGCCACCCGGCAAGGAATATGCAGTTGTGCTTTTAGCAGAAACTAGTGATGAATATGAAGTATGGACTGCTACTATGGGAGAAAAATCTGTATCAGAATCTTCTCTTCCTCCTAGTTCTAATGCAGAAAGTGCAATATATTCAAGACAATTTGCTCTTGGAAGTTTATTCAAATCTCAAAATGGATCTATTTGGACTCCTAATCAATATCAAGATCTTAAATTTAAACTTTATAAAGCACAATTTACTTCTCAAACAGGAACAGCATTCTTCTACAATCCAGTATTGGATAAGAGTAATGATTATGTTTCAAAATTATTTATTGATCCGGTAAGAACTTTACCAAAAACTGGAACAATTGGTATTACCACCATTAGCGGATCTTCTGCCAATATCGGAATATTGACCACGGGAAGAAAACTTGCAGGTGCCAACAATACTAATGGATCTGCAATTATTGTCGGTAGAGGAAGTTCTATAACAACATTAGGTGTGACTGAAGGTGGTTCTGGTTATGTGGTAGATTCTAGTGTAAATACTTTTAATGTAGTTGGTGGTGGTTCTGGATTAAAATTAAATATTAGTGGTATTAATGCTGATACTGGTACAATTACTAGTATTGCTGCAGCATCCGCAAAAGAAGATCGTGGTAATGGATATAAAATAGGTGATGTTGTTGGTATTGTTACCTCAACTGTTTCTAGTTCAACTGGAAAAGATGCGAGAATTACAATTACCGGAATTTCAACAGATGTTGATACACTTTATGTTTCGAATGTCCAAGGAGAATTTGGTTCTAGTGGTACTGGAAAAGCATTTACCGTGGGCGCTGGAATAAGTTACTTTGCCAATGATGGAACATTAACTTCTATAGGAACTAATGATATATTAACTGTTACTGGAACAGGTGGTGTATATTCTGGAAACTATATGGGGGTAAATCATTTCAATCATGGAATGTACTCCAATACAAATAAGGTGATATTGAGTGATGTTCAATCTAATATTGAACCAACAACTTTATCTGCGACATTATCGGTTAGTGATATTACTAGTGTCAGCGTAGCAAACACTAGTAACTTTACCACGTTTGAAGGTGTGGATGTAAGTGCATCAAATCCGGGATATATTAAAATAAATAATGAAATTATTACTTATGATGGTGTAGGTTCTGGATCGCTTTCAATTGCTAGTAATGGAAGAGCAACGGATTCTACTATCACGGAGTTGCATGATATAAACAATATTGTTTATAAGTATGAACTTAATGGAATCTCTTTGAGAAGAATAAATAAGACTCATACTATTGCAGAACCAATTGGAATTGATCATTATAACATTGTTATTGATGTATCTTCAGATGGAGTTGATAGAAGTGTTGACGGAACTCCTACAGGAATGCCTCAACTTAATTTCGCTAATGAAGCATCTACTGGTGGAAATGCTGTCAGAGCAACAGAAAATATTCTGTATGATTCTATAGTTCCAACTTATGACATAATTACTCCGGGTTCTTCTACTTCCATAAATGGAACAATAAGAACTATTAGTGGAACTAGTGTTGATGGGAACGAATCTTCATTCAATGATAATGGATTTGAACCTATTGGGATAAATGTATTAAATACTTTAAATTCTCCTAGAATTATTTGTTCTGAAGTTAATGAAAAAGAATTTTTAACAAATCTTCCAAGAAACAAATCTTTTACAACAGGAATAACTTTAAATTCTAATGATTCTAATTTATCCCCACAAATAAATCTAGATAGTGCATTTACAGAGTTTAGGTTTAGTCGTTTTGATAGACCAGTTATTGATTATGCATCTGATGATAGAGTCAAATCAATTTTTAATGATCCACACTCCGCAGTATATGTTTCTAACACTGTATTCTTATCAAATCCTGCTACATCACTCAAAGTAATTTTAAATGCATATAGACATCAATCTGCCGACTTTAGAGTCCTTTATAATTTAATAAAATCAGATTCTGGAGAAGTTGATCAAACATTTGAATTGTTCCCTGGATATGATAATTTAACTTTTGCCGATGATCTCGGATATACTATTGTAGATTCATCTAAGAATAGTGGACTACCAGATAAGTTTGTTCCTGCAAGTTTATCTAATCAATTTTTAGAATATGATTTTACTGCAAATGAACTGCCATTATTCACTGGATATACAATTAAAATTGTAATGTCCGGTACTAATCAGGCATATCCCCCAAGAATTAAAGAATTAAGGACTATAGCAGTAAGATGATTAAAGTCAAAGGTTATCAAAATTTATATCGTGATGAAACAAGTGGAGCTATAATTAATACTGATTCTATGGAATATAATCAGTATGTAAGTTCCTTAGAACAAAGAAATCTCCAAAAAAGAGAAATCTCCGAAATGAAAAATGATATTAATGAGATAAAATCTCTTCTCAGAAATTTATTGATGAATTCTGAGAATATAAATATCTAAAGATAAAATAGCATAATTTTTTGAATAATGGCAGTATTTGTATCTAACATCACGATTGAACAAGGTTTCGACTTTGATACTTCTTTTCAGTTAGAAGATACCAGAACAAACACCCCATTGGTTTTAACCG